AAGTATTTAATCGATGTAGCTGGTATTCCAGCAAGGGTTATCAGGTCTGATGATGAAGTCGCTGATATTAGGAAGCAACAGGCTGAACAGGCGCAATTAATGGCTGATCAGCAACAGCAAGCACAATCAGCAGAAACCATGCAGAAATCAGCACCTATGATTAAAGCACTAGCCGAAGCAGCTAAAACAGAAACGCCACCAGCTGCATGAGAAATGTTCGTGAGATTAGCTTAGATCAGCTAAGAAATAATTACAGGCGTACTTTTGATACGCAGGATGCACAGATGGTTCTGGAGCATCTCAAGGTTTGCTTTGGGTTTTATAATACGACCCATGTAAAGGGCGATCCTTATGACACGGCTTTTTTTGAAGGGCAACGATCTGTCATTCTGCATTTAATGAAAATGCTGGAAGAACAGAAGAAACCGAAACAAATTGAAGGATTAAAAGATGAGTGAAACTGAGACAACTCAGCCAGAAGCAACGGCTGAATCTCCACCAGCAAGCACAGAAACTGTGTCAGCTGAGTCAAGTGTGTCAAGTGAAGTTAGTTTTATGGATAGCTTACCAGAAGATTTAAGAGGTGAGCCTAGCCTTAAAAACTTCACGGATGCAGCTGGTTTGGCAAAATCTTATGTTCATGCACAGAAAATGATTGGAGCTGATAAATTATCGCTACCAGGAAAATCTGCAACAGACGAGGAATGGAATCATGTTTATGAAAAGCTGGGCCGCCCTGATGCGCCTGATAAGTATGCCTTTAAAGATATTGAAGGCTTTTCGGAGCCTGATCTGGAGCATTTTAAGCAAATTGCTCATGGTGCTGGTCTTAATGGAAAGCAAGCTGAACATATGGCGAAAGCTTTTGCAGAAAAAGCCAACTCCGAAATACTTGGGAAAGAAGAACAAACCGAAGCCATCCGCAACGAAGGCAAAGCGGAACTCGAAAAAGAATACGGCAAGGCGTTTGAGCAAAAAATGAAACTAGCAAAGAATGCGGCTCAACAATTGGGGAGCCTTGATTTGCTTGATGAAGTACAATTATCGGATGGTAGGCTTTTAGGCGATCATCCAGCTATTATACGTTTATTTGTTAATTTAGCTTCTCAAATGGGTGAAGATCAAATCCTTGGTGAGCCACAGGATATGATTATGACACCAGAAGAAGCCAACAGAAAGCTAATGGAAATTACGGCAAAAGATACGCCGTATTGGGATCGTATGCATCCCCAGCACAATTTTTATGTTCAAGAAGCATTAAGTCTACGAGAACATATGGTTGGATAACCGCAAGGCCCAACTGCAAGCTGTATAGTCAGCGGTATAGCTCTGCCTAATGAGCAAGAACGACCCTTTCAGGATAATCGGACGCAAAACAAACCTTAAACTTAAATGACAAGAGAGGTGTGCAATGAGTACACAAATAACTACAGCTTTTGTCCAGCAGTACAGTTCTAATGTACAAATGCTATCACAGCAGATGGGTTCCCTTTTGCGTGATGCCGTTGATACAGAAACTGTTAATGGTGACAAAGCGTTTTTTGAGCAAGTAGGTTCAGCTGCTGCTAGTGCAAGAACTAGCCGTCATGCCGACACTCCGCTTATGAACACACCACACGCTAGGCGTATGGTAACATTAACCGACTATGAGTATGCTGACTTAATAGATGACCAGGATAAATTAAGAATGTTAATTTCTCCAGAATCTACCTATGCAAGAGCAGCAGCAGCCGCTATTGGCAGATCAATGGATGATGTAATTATTTCAGCATTAGGTGGTACAGCCTATACTGGAACAACTGGATCGACATCGACAGCCTTGCCTTCTGCATCAAAAATTGCTCATGGCAGTGCTGGATTAACGATTGCAAAGCTTGTTACAGCTAAAAAGAAGCTTGATGAGCAATCTGTTGATCCATCGATTCAGAGATACATTGTTGTCTCGCCAGAACAAATTGAAGATTTGCTTAACAGTACAACGGTTACATCCGCTGATTTTAATACTGTCAAAGCACTTGTTCAAGGTGACATTGATACGTTTGTCGGATTCAAGTTTATTACCAGCAACAGATTAACAGATGATGGCACTAGCCGTCTTTGTTATGCCTTCGCACAAGATGGCATAAAGCTGGCAATAGGCAAAGAGCCGACAGCCAAGATTGATGAGCGTTCTGACAAATCATATGCAACGCAAGTCTACTACTGTTCTTCTTTTGGTGCGACACGCATGGAAGAAGTAAAAGTAGTTGAAATTGCTTGCAACGAGTAAAGGAGATAGATTATGGCTACAGTTTACTCCGTTGGAAGAACCAACACTAGAGCAGTTCCAACTGTTAAAAATCCATCAAATAAGATGGGTGGCAGAATTAGGGTTGCACATGACGTATATGAAGCATCCTCATTAGCATCTGGTGATGTGATTGAGATGTTTATATTACCCCATAATGCAAGATTGCTTGAAGGCTCTTTAGCGCATGACGCTTTAGGTTCATCAACAACTTTGTCTGTGGGATATGCGGCCCATACTAATAGTTCTGGCACAGCAGTTAGTGCTTCTGCGGCAGCTTATAAAGCAGCAGCAGCAAGTACCTCTGCACAGAAAGTTGACATTATGGCAACTTTAGCTCTTGGCTCTGGAACCATAACCGATACCAATGGTGACGGTGTTGCGGTTACAGTGACTATGGGTGGTGCTGCAGGTACAGGAACCATAGAGTTAACCGTTAAATATGTGGTTGACTAAAGTATAGGGGGGAGCAATCCCCCCTTTATTTTTTTTGGAGATTTAAATGGCAAGTAAAGTTGATATTGCAAACTTTGCGTTAAACATTATTGGTGCAACAACCATATCCAGTTTAACCGAAAATGTAAAAGCAGCTACCGTTATCAATCAGAGGTTTGATAGTGTTCGTGATGCTGTTTTTAGGGCGCATCCTTGGAATAGCTTAATTAATAGAGCTTCCTTGTCTCAAGACACGACTAGCCCAGCATTCGGTTATACTTATCAATATTTGCTGCCTACTGATCCAGCCTGTTTACGAGTGCTGGAATTTAGCAATGGCACATTGACTTATCCAATGGACAATATGCAAAACAGTGATGGATTACCTGTGTTTGTGATTGAAAGCAAAAAATTATTAACCAATGAAGGTACAGCTAAAATTAAATATATTGCTCAAGTTACGGATACTACGCAGTATGACAGCAGTTTAATTGAGACTTTATCCTCAAGATTAGCTCATGAAATTTGCTATGCGATTACAGGTTCAACGTCATTAACCAATACAACTTATCAACTTTATCAGGAAAAACTAAAAGAAGCTCGTTTTGTGGATGCAACAGAAGGCGCACCACAGCGTATTGAAGCTTCTGACTTTATTGAAAGCCGTTTTTAATGGTAAAATCTGCACCAGCATTATCTTCCTTTACGGCTGGAGAATTATCGGAAAGATTATCAGGCCGTATTTCTCTGACCAAATATAGGGAAGGTTTAGCAGAATTAACAAATTTTCTGGTATTACCTCAAGGTGGGGTAACAAGAAGGCCAGGCACTGAATATCTAGGGGAAGTTAAGGATAGTGATGATATTACTCGCCTTATTCCTTTTCAGTTTAAAACTTCTGACACTTATATTCTGTCCTTTGGTGACAGCGTTATGCGTGTATTTCGTAATGGTCAGCAAGTATTAAACAGCAGTTCTAAGGCAATTACAGGCATTACACAGGCTAATCCTGGCGTGATCACAAGTAATAGTCATGGTTTTAGCAATGGTGATGAGATTTATGTTTCCATTTCTCAAGGCATGACAGAATTATCTGGTCGAAATTATTTAGTTGCTAATAGTTCAACCAATACTTTTACGTTAACTGATTTGCATGGAACGGCTATCAATACTACTGCCATGACTGCTTATTCGGCTGGTGGTACACAGACAGCAACAGAAATTTATGAACTAACATCCCCTTATCCTAGTTCTGTGATAAATGATGTTAATTTTGTTCAATCAGCTGATACGATGTATTTAGTGCATCCAAGTTATGCGATAAGAACTTTAACAAGAACAGGGCATAATGCCTGGGCATTTGCGACACCTAGCTTAACAAGTGCCGCCAATAGTATGAATGCAAGTTCTGATAATTATCCAAGTGTGGTAACTTTCTTTGAGCAAAGGCTTGTTTTTGGTGCAACGAATAATTATCCGCAAACTCTGTGGTTTTCTAAAAATGGTGATTATACGAATTTCACCGTAGGAACCAACGCAGATGATGCTTTGACATATACCATTGCATCTAATCAGGTCAATGCTATTCGCTGGTTATCGGCAACAAGAGTGCTTGTTATTGGTACAAGTGGCGGTGAATATGTCTTAACGACTTCTTCAGATGGCCCTGTTACGCCAACAACGACACTTATTCGTAAGTATAGTAATTACGGCAGTGCGGCTCATTCGCCTGTCCAGGTGGCAGATGTTACCTTATTTCTACAGCGAAACAAAAGAAAAGTTAGGGAATTTCGTTATGTTGGGGATGTAGACGAAAGCGGCTATCAAGCTCCAGATATGACCATTTTGGCTGAACATATTACAGAGGGTGGCATAGAAGAATTTGCCTATCAGCAAGAGCCTGACAGCGTAGTATGGGGTCGCAGAAGTGATGGCACATTACTTGGTATGACCTATAGACGAGAAGAACAGGTTGTTGCTTGGCATAAGCATGTGATTGGCGGCAGATTTGGTGATTGTACCATTACGGTTTCAGATTATGCCAATATAGCAACAGGCAGTAAAATTGTTTTGACATTAGCCAATGGTACAGAAATTACTTTGGAAAGCGAAGCAGCTGGTTCAAGTTCGCCATCAGCAAGATCAGGGAATACAATTTATTTTCGGCCTAATACGAATAATGATACGACAGCAGATAATATTTATACGGCCTTAAATGCTGAATCAGAATTTACGGTTGCCAATCCAAGTGCTGCTGTTGTTACTGTTTATGAAACGGCTCCAAGTGTAGGGTTATTAACAGCCACTACAACTGATAAAGTAAGGCTTGCCGTCACAGATCAAGGACAAGCTGTTGTTGATAGTATTGCCACTTTACCCACTGATAGCGGTGAAGATGAGCTATATATGATTGTTAAAAGAACGATTAAAGGATTAACAAAAAGATATGTAGAGCGTTTGAAATCAATTGATTTTGGAAATGAAACCCATGAAGCTTGGTTTGCAGATAGTGCTTTAGCTTATCCAACTGCTTGGCCTACGCCTGATTTTGCAACGGCTATTTCTTCTTTTACAGGCATCTATCACTTGGAAGGCGAAACTATACAAGTAGCTGGAAACGGTGCAGCGCATTCTGATCAAACGGTTGCAACAGGGGGAAGTTTTACACTTTCTTTTTCCTGTAATTCAGCCATTGCTGGTTTTGGATATAATAGTAATTTACAAACTAATCGCCTTGAAAGCGGTTCAGAGGATGGCACATCACAAGGCAAGCCTAAAAGAGTACATGGTGTTACAGTAAGGCTTTTAAAAACAGTAGGGCTTGATATAGGCCCAACAGCTTCTACCCTTGAAACTGTGCCTTTTCGTGACAGTTCGATGGCAGCTTCAGAAGCCGTGCCCTTATTTACTGGTGACAAAGAAGTGGAATTTACAGGTACGTACTATGAAAATGACCGTGTTTATGTAAGGCAGACACAGCCTTTACCTTTGACGGTACTCGCAATTTATCCTCGTTTAACAACATTTGATATTTAATATGTTTTGGCAAGTTTTAACAGCTGGGGTTTCCTTATTAAACTCTTTAAATCAAAAAAGGTCTTATGATAATGCAGCTGATGCTGCTAGGGAAGTTGGGGAAAAAAATGCCCAGCTTATTGAGCGTGATATTGATTTGCTGGCAAAGCAAGCTGATATTATCAATAGAAATCATAATATCTTTAAAACAAGAAGAAAGATTGGCTTTGATCGCATACAAAGCCAGGTCCGTGCCAATACAGCCTTTGCTGGTATTGATATAGCAAGTGAAACTACTTTCCAAAATTTAGATCGCAATGCAAGGGAATATGATTTTGAAATAGCAACAGCTGATTTTAATAATGCTGTTACCAATATGCAAATTGCAGATGCACAGGAAGATAAGCGTTTATCTGCTGAATTATCAAGAATGGAAGGTGGAATGCAAGCTGCAAGTTTAAGATCGCAAGGCACTTCTTCATTGTTAAGTGGCATTGGGCAAACTGCACGAATGGCAGATCAATATGGGTGGTTTGACTGATGAAAATACCTTTATATCAAGCACAGGTTTCACCGACTAATGAAGCTCCAGGTCAGCAGTTTAGAACACGCTATAATCCTAATTTGGCGGCTAATACTGAATTGGCAAAGGGTAAGCCATTAAGCACAGCTTTGACAGAA